TATCAATATAAAGGTAAGGGATTTATCCCTTTACCTTGCTTCAACTTTTTAAAAGGCGTGTAAAATGGGTGAATTAAGAAGACGAGCCAAGCAAGAAGAAAAAGAAGAATTAGAGAAATCTATATTAACAAGTGAAAAAATTGATACGTGCATTGTTTTACTTGGCGTACTTTGCGTTCAAAAAGACAGGCAGTATAAAAAAGATAATAAATTCGAAGCTCTATGGGTTGAAGAAAAAGAAAAAGCAAACAAGGCAAGAACAAAAGACACTAAGATCGGCTTGTGGGTTCTTATTTTGGCTAACGCTGCTTTGTATCTTGATTTTATAAAAATTGAAAGTAATGGCGCTTTTGTTAACGCCGTAATGAGCTTATTCAACTAAAGGTTTACTATTATGGACTGGTCAGAACTAGGAAAAAAAGTAGCAGAATTTGCCCCGTTACTAGGTAGTGTTGTTGGTGGTCCTGCAGGTGGTGCAATTGGTGCCGTTGTAGCTTCAGCTTTTGGAGTGGAAAACAAACCTGATTCAATTATTAAAGCTATAAATAGCGATCCTGAAGCAGCTTTAAAACTAAGAACGGTAGAAATCGATAATAAAACTCAACTACAAGAAATCGAACTTAAAAAACTTCAAGCTACCAATGAAACAATGAAGGTAGAAATAAACTCAGGTGATCCATTTGTTAGACGTTGGCGACCATTTTACGGTTATTGTGTAGCTATTAGTTGGCTTGTTCAAATGCTAGGTTTTACTTTTGTTTTTGGTTATACGGCAATGGTAAACCCTGAAAGATTAATGTTAGTCATTCAACAATTCGCTGTATTATCAGGATCGCTGATAGCCTTATGGGGAATTGCTTTAGCTGTTCTAGGTGTTAGCGTACACAAAAGAAGTAAAGATAAACAAGGAACCCCAGAATCTAGTGCAAAGGCTTTTCTTGGAAAAATACTTAAATAACGGATTGTGATAGAGTAGATACAATTAAATAAACAAGGGTAAGCAATGCCTACATCGATTACCATAGGTAGCGGGAAGGATTACGAGACTGCTCAACTTGCAGTTGACGCATTAAGCGGCTCAGACCAAGGAGGAACGGTAGTAGCTGATTGTTTTGGCGACTGTGGTGCTACATTATCACTATCTGGTGTGTTTTCTAACCCTTGGGTTTTTCAAACATCAGGGGTTACTTATGACTTTACGGCAGGCACAGAAGACTTACTGGCTACATTAAACAGAGTAACAAAAACAACATCATCACATATAACTATTCAAGATATAAAAATAACAACTGGGAATAATTTTGCCGTAGCTTTAACTTTATCCGCAGACAATGCGATCATTCAAAGATATAGATTGATCGCCGGAGCAAGTGCAGCAGGAAGAAGCGTAACAACAGTTCAGCCGAATACATTTCTACGAAATTTCGTAGAAAGTGGCGGCACTGACACTAGCTCGGTAGGTTTTGGTGATGGTTGTAATGTAAATAATCCTGTTGTTTTTGGTGCTTCAGATAAAGGAGTTGAAGGGGCTGGCTCTGTTGGCGTTCATTTTATTACTGATATGCTTAGTTTTGGCAATGTCGGACAGGATATTGAGGCTAGTGTATTTACGGTTGCAACATCAGCAACACAAGATGTGTCAGGAGGGACATTGTCTGGATACACAAGCGCTGAGTTAGTTGATTTTGCAGGGAGAGACTACAGAACTAAGTCTACATCATTTCTGGCAACTGCTGGTACTGGTGGTTCGTTTATAGGTTGTGCTTTAGAGTCTGGAGGTGGCGAGGTAACTGTAACAGACACTTCAAATAACTCAGAATCATTAAGTAATTTTGATTCAATACAAATAGGTGAATTCTCTTTTGATGTAAAAGTCGAAACTAACATTAATGGTCAATATTTAGCTACAAACATTAATGGTGTATACTACTCAACAAACCTAAACGGTTAACTAAACAATTAAGGCTATAAATTATGTCACAAGGCGAAAGTAAAAAATTCTCAGAATATGACTTTAAATCAGGAGAAGGAGATTATAAAAATTCAACTGACAATTTTATATGGGCATTAATAACAAATGAATTTGCTTCAATTGATGCTAATGCAGTAAATCCAAAAATTGCAGACTTCACTCCTGCAACCATCGGTGGTAATTATGCAGGGCCAACACCTTTAACGGGCGTAACATGGACCCGAACAGATGCAGTATCGACACTATCATATTCGCCTATAACTTTTGCAGCAAACGCATTAAACCCAATAGACGCAACATGTTTGATTATGATAAACGGTTCAAGCGCTTCAGGTGATGCTTTACGTGTAACAGACCTAACAACGGACGGAACGACACCTGTTAATTTAACTCAAGGCTTTACTATGACAGTAAATGCAGCTGGTGCCGTTACTGTAACAACTAACGCATAGGTGAGTTATGACCGATACCTTTCAAAAGCCATTAACTATTGATAAAACTGATAACTATACTTACACGGTTAATAGTCAGTGGCTAAACGGTGAAACTATCGTAAATCATGCTGTTGTAGTTGATGCTAAGGTGACTAAGAATAATTCCGGCGTAACTGATAACGTTATTGGTGTATCGTTAACAGGAGTATCAAAAGGCGCTATGGAAATGCATTTTGAATATGAAACAAGCGGTGGGCGCAGTGATTGCGCTAAAACCTCGTTAATAGTTACGGAAAACTGTCAATAACAGATTTAAATAAACCTAACAAAATCAATGGTTTGGTCATGATGCCTCACCACTGATATAAAGGAAATATTATGAGTAACAAAAAAGTTACTAGAACTATCGGTGATAAGTTCGAAATGAGCGAAACGCAAAGAACATTGTTTAATGCGTTAACCCCTTTACAAAAAGAAATATCACTTAATTCCATATCAGGGATGAATGATATTGATGCATATAAGAATTCAAAGGGAAAAGCTAAGAAGCAAAGAGCGATGGAAGCAAGCGTAAATCAAATCTTGGGAAATCTTGGGGTTGTAAAATTCATCGACTCTATGGCTAATCATATCGTCAATCCTGCGATTATGAGCCGTGACGAGATGATGGAGGAACTTACTTTAGTTGCTCGAACAAATAGTAATGATTTGCTTGATTGGGGTTACAGGGACGTTGAGGTACTTAACAAGGAATCAGGGGAAAAAGAAATTGTTCAACAGTCATTTTGGACACTTCGCGCCGCTGATGAAATAAACCCTGAGCATATGAGCGCCATTGAAGAAGTATCCACCGGTAAGGATGGTCTTAAATTTAAAAGAACATCAAAACTATCTGCTATGAAGCAATTGGCTGAACTTGGCGGGTATGAAGCACCTAAGAAAATAGAAACTAAAGCAGCATTTATTGATATACCAGCAAACGCAACTCCTGAAGATGCGGCTAAGGCTTATCACGATCTAATGAGTTTGTGATGCCTATACCTTTTGATTTCGATTTTAAAAAACCCGATTACACAAAAGTATTCATTCATAGGCAAGCAAAGTTAAAGGTACTAAGAGAAAACCCCGAAAAACTAGCCTTGTTAAAATTATTTTATCGTGACAATCCCGCTCAATTTATTATTGATTGGGGCTGTACGTTTGATCCTCGAAATGTAGAAAGAGGGCTTCCCGCTGTCGTTCCCTTTCTGCTATTTAAAAGACAAGAAGAATGGGTTGAATGGTGTGTTAAAAAATGGAAGAACCAAGAGCCAGCACCAACGGTAAAAAGTCGTGATATGGGTTTAAGTTGGTTATCTGTTGGCCTTGCCTCAACAATGTGTATGTTTAACCGTGAGATGGTGATCGGCTTCGGATCAAGAAAAGAAGAATACGTTGATAAAATTGGTGCGCCAAAATCTTTATTTTACAAAGCTAGAATGTTTTCGAAAATGGTCCCTCAAGAATTCAGATCGGGATTTGACGAAAGAAAGACAGCACCACATATGCGAATTATGTTTCCTCAAACTGGTTCGGCTATTATTGGTGAATCTGGTGATGGTATAGGTCGCGGTGATAGAGCTTCAATATACTTTGTCGATGAATCAGCTTTTCTTGATAGGCCTCAGTTAGTCGAAGCTTCATTATCACAAACAACTAATTGCAGGATGGACATTTCAACACCTAACGGATCAAATAACCCATTTGCCGTAAAGGTTTTATCTGGAAAGTTTGACACATTTACTTTTAATTGGCGTGACGATCCCCGCAAAGATGATGCTTGGTACGAAAAGCAAAAAAGAGAATTAGATCAGGTTACCATCGCTCAAGAAATAGATATTGATTTTAATGCTTCTGTTGAAGGTGTTTTAATTCCTTCTCGATGGGTTCAGGCATCTATTGATGCACATATAAAACTAGGTGTTGACGTTACCGGTGAAAAGAAATCTTCACTTGATGTTGCCGACAAAGGAAAGGACAGTAATGCTCAGTCATTTAGAAATGGGATGCTATTAAACAACGTTGAAATATGGCACGGATCAACAGTAGAAGATATTTTTGGAACAACTCAAAAGGCAATTGATAACTGTGAAATAAACGGTCATGGTCATTTTGATTTTGATTCTGATGGTTTAGGTGTTGGTTGTCGAGGTGATGCAAGGGTAATAAACGAATTAAGAGCCGAAGAAGGAAGGCACGAAATAAAAGCAGTTCCTTTTAATGGCTCTGGCGCAGTAATAAATAAAGAGCTATACATAATTGAACCTGATGAAGAATCACAAGGCAGGACCAACGAATCATTCTTTGCAAATTATAAAGCGCAATGCTGGTGGCATTTAAGGGAACTGTTCAAGCAAACCTATGAAGCAGTTGAAAACGGGAAAAAATTCGAATTAAGTAATATAATATCAATATCTTCATCTTGTGAAAACTTAACAATAGTAACAACAGAATTATCTCAACCAACATACAAGAAAGATGCTCGCGGAAAAATACTTGTTAACAAAGCTCCTGATGATGCCAAATCGCCAAACGGGGCCGACAGTGTTATGATGGTTTATGCTCCAAAAGAAGAAAGCAAGCCTGATTTCTTCGATTTAGATTGGTAAAA